GCAGTAGCGCGAGCGGCTTCAGCAGCAACAGATGCTTGAACAGCGGCCAACTCAGTAGCAGCAGACTCAGCATCCTTGATGGTGCGAACAACAACAGCGCCAGAGCTGTTCAAAGAAGAATAACGAACTACTTTGTCAGTAGAGTTGAACCATACACGACCAGCAGCAACGGGGCTGGGGTCAGCAGATAAGATTTCGAGGTTGAGGTTTTCTACGTAGGCATTAGCCGCAAGGGTGATGCCGTGAAATACTGGAAAATTAGCCATGAGTCACTCCAAAATTAGGGAATTAGTTTTACAAATTATCGTTACACGACACGACTCACGCAGACCAAATCTTACTTCAAAAACCGACGAAGAACAAGCAGTTCTTGGTCAACTCTCAGAGCGTCTGATCCTGCGTGCTTGACTCTCCATTCGGTCTCGCAGACCTCACTGGCAAAGAAAAACTTTTCGTCACGATAGGTCTGCAGCACCGCCCCATGGGCTTTCATGTACGCAGCCAAGTGAATATCACGTTTCAAGACAATAATGTCATATGTCATAAAGAGAACACCACGTTTACCGAGCCAGCAGTAGGCTCAGTCATGTAAACAATGAACTGATTGGGGCTAGTTGCCTTGACGCCAGCAAAAAATTGTTGGTTTTGGTCATCAAATAAACTAGCAACAAAGTTATACGTCCCTAGGTTGTGCGTCACAGTCCAAGTTCTTTCAGGTGTGGCAAATGTGTAAACACGCCCAACTGAGGTCAAACCTGCTGATGTAGCCCCCGTCCCGTAAACTTTGCCGTATGGACGTGCAAAGTAAGTGGCCATTTAGATACCTGCCTGTAACACCTTTAGACTAACCGAACCTGATGTATATTCCGTGACACGAACGCGCACCCCAGAGACTGGGTAAGCGTAATATCCATCAGCGTTTGCTGTTTGGTCTACGATGAACGGAAACCAAGTAATCAAGTTTGGATCGTACGGCGACCAAAGATCGTGATATGTATGCTCAACGGTGTATTTTAAAATGGCGCCGGGGCTTAACGACACAGCCACCGATACGTTTACAGGCGACAGGTTGATGTCAACACCAACGATGCCAGTAGTTCCTAGACCAGTAACTTCGGTCTCTGCTTGTCTCGACATTAGAACGTCCCTCCAGAAATACCGCCAGTAGCGGTGATGTTGCCATTAAAAGTTGTATTACCACTTGAATTTATGTATTGCCTTACATTACCATCACCATCTGACAAAACAATGTAATTTGAAGATGTTCGGATGTCTAGACCCCCTTGGTTGCCACTGTAAGAACCAAGAATTGTGTTTTTGGAACCTGTAGTAATTTCAATACCAGACTGAAATCCTAAAGTTGTATTGTTTGATCCTGTTATTGCGCGACCAGAATAATAACCAATCGCTGTGTTGTTGTTGGCTGTGGCGTTTAGGCTTAAAGCCAAATGGCCTAATGCTGTGTTATTGGAGCCAGAACTATTAAAGGTAAGACTAGACAGACCAACGGCTATGTTATAAGAACCAGTAGTGTTACTAACAAGCGCAGAGCGACTAATTGCTACGTTGCCAGAACCAGTAGTGTTGGAGTACAAGGCCGCATTGCCAAATGCCGTATTTGCTTCCCCTATTGTATTTGAAAATAAAGCACTTATACCTACAACTGTGCTATCTATATTAGAACCAGAACCACGTCCTACTGTAATACCATAAATCAAGCCATCAGATGCGGCTGAGTCTTTAATCAACTTGCCTGTGGTGCTGTTAAACAGAGCAATGCCGTTAGCTGTCGCAGAAGCGGGGCCAACCACATCGCCGCCCGACACTGATGGCGTCTGCCATGTAGCAACAGTACCGCTAGTTGCTGTCAAAACTTGACCTGCTGTTGGAGCAGAAGAAGCCGCAACAGAAACAACTCCAGATGCGGTAGTCAGTTTATCTACCCCTCCACTAGCGGTCACAGTTGTAAAGCTACCTGCGGCTGCGGTAGTGCCTCCAATGACGGTCCCATTAACCGTTCCACCAGTGATTGTTACGCTATTTGCGTTTTGGGTGGACATAGTGCCAAGCCCAGAAATGTCAGTGTTGGGTATGGTTGCAGATGCCGTCAGGGCAGATGTTCCTGAGCCTTTAACGTATCCAGTTAAGGTTGTGGCCCCAGTTCCGCCGTAAGCTACCCCAATTGTTGAAGCATTCCAAGTTCCAGAGGCAAGGATGCCAACACCTGTAATGTTTGCATAAGCCCCTGAAATATAAGTAGAGCCAACAGTTCCAGATGTAATCTGATTGCCATTTATTGCAATTGCTACATTAGACGCGCTAGTAATCTGTCCTTGCGCGTTAACGCCAATTTGTGGAACAGAAGATGCGCTTCCGTAGGTGTTTGCTGTAACGCCCGTGTTGCCAATATTAAATGTGTAGGAGGGAGACTCTGTTAAACCAGTTCCAGCAGAGTAAGCTATTGGCGCACCAAATTGTTGGAACACAATCGCGGTAGTTCCAACTGTAATTGGCAGGGGAGTCTGCTGAACCCAAGATGTATTGGAGTTAACAGTTCCTGCGGTAACAAGGAAGAAGTCGCCAGCGTCAATTTGGTTAACGCCTGTTCCTGCTGTGTTGTAGTCAGTTGCCCTTGTGAGAATGTAGGGAGTTCCAGCAGTTCCTACTTGAGTAACGGTGTATACACCATTGTTAGCGCCAGCCGCTTCATTCTTTACCAATACGCGGTTACCCGCCACAGTCAGCGTACTGTCTACGCTTAATGCGCCATTAGCGTTAGCCGTTAAAGTTGCGCCAACCCCAGATGCACCGTTGTTATAGGTATTGGCAGGTAGGGCAGTTGTCGTAGCCAAACGGCAAGATTGGTGAAAGTTCAGGCCAGCAGAAATTCCATCCACATAAGTTTTATTGACAATATCATTGCCAGTAGAGGGGGCCGTGGTAATTGTTCCTGTGGTCATGGTGACCGAAGTAAACGTACCAGCAGCAGGAACAGTTGCGCCAATAATTGCGTTATTAATTGTCCCGCCAGAAAGAATTGGCGTATTAACAGTTGGGCTGGTTAAAGTTTTATTGGTTAAAGTCTGCGAACCAGCCAGTGTTGCAACCGTTGAATCAATAGCAACGGTGACAGGAGTTGATCCGTTATAGCTTGTTCCAGACAAGCCAGTTCCAATTGTCAAAGCATTAGACGCAGTAGCTGTTACGGTGGTTGACCCACCCAAACTTACTGAATTTCCGTTAATTGTAATGGCGCTATTTGTTAAGCTTGAGTTTCCAATATTGCTTATAGTATTAGAAGCGCCGCTGATAGTCTTGTTAGTTATCGTTTGGCTGGCTGTGTTGGTGGTAACCGCATCACTGTTCACAGTGGCCGAAGTGGACGCAAGAGATGTAAAAGAGCCAGCCGCTGGAGTAATTGATCCTATGGTGGTTCCGTTAATTGCCCCGCCAGAGATGGCCACAAAGCTTGCACTCTGAGTAGACATGGTTCCTAAACCCGTAATGTCGGTGTTAGGAATAGTTGCGGAGGCGGTTAGAGCAGAAGTTCCTGTCCCCTTAACGTATCCAGTCAATGTAGCAGCGCCTGTACCACCAGAAGCCACGGCAATTGGGGCAGACAATCCATTGATAGTTCCGCCCGTAATTGCTACGGCATTTGCATTCTGTGTGGACATTGTGCCCAAGCCAGTAATGTCTGTGCTTGGAATGGTTGCGGCGCCAGTAAAGGCAGATGTCCCATTACCTTTCAGGTAACCGCTTAAAGTATTAGCGCCAGTTCCGCCGTTAGCAACTACTAACGTACCACCAAGTGATATAGCGCCGTTTGTAGGAAGTGCTGGGGTTAGGCCAGTAGTTCCGCCATCAAATGTGACAACGCCGTTGCCCTGAGCAAAGGCCAGCCAACTACCAGAGGTATAACCTTCAAATACGCCTGTGGTAGTGTTAAAACGAATTTGACCAGTAACCCCAACAGGGCGCTGTACATCTGTACCTTTTGGAAGAGTTGCGGCGCCAGTGCCGGGCAGAATCACATTGTTGGAAATTGCAATCGTTGGGGCTCCGCCAATTCCGTTCCCGTTTGTAACGTCAATTTGGTTTGCCGTACCCACAACTGAAACAGCGTTAAGTACACCACTAGAGCTGACAGTCATCAGACCGTTACCGCTTAGGTTGGCTAAGGACAAAACTTGACCAGTCAAAGATACGGTTGGGTTTCCAGCAATTCCATCGCCGTTAGTTACGGCAATGCCAGAGCCTGAAAATGCCACAGAACGCCCTGTAATGGACGTAGAGGACGTTTTTACCTGCAGCCCAGTACCAGAGCTCACCAATGACGATAAAGCGCCTGTGCTGGTGATATTAAAGACGCCCTGCGCCCCACCGTCCGTGACTGTAAGGCCATTGGTTGCGCCAACATATCGGCTGTTTGGCAACTGCGGGGTCTGATTGACCGTTAAGTACGTGTAAGTTTGTGTTGGCGATCCCGCAATAGCGCCAGTCGTAGTCTGTACGGTAACGCCGTTTTGAACGACAGGAACGAGCTCACTGCCAGTGATAGCACCAGCGGTGGGCAGTTGGGCAATGGTTACTTGTGCTGACATTATGTGCTCGTTGGTGGGTTGGGTGCAATGGTATCTTTATTTCCCGTCAAAGTTGGCGTTTGAGTGTTTTGCTCAGTGGAAATAAGGAACTGATTTGTTCCGCCAGTAATTAAGTAATTGTCTCCAGCGTTCAAAGGAAGGTCAGGTCTTGGAAACCGAATGGTAACCCTTTCGGTTTTTCTTGCAGGCAGCCTGTAAGGATCAAGCTGATCCGCGCAGCCCTCATTACAGACGCGCAGGCCCGGAAAGTTCGGATCATTCCTCATCACGGCATGCGGACGCTTCATCTTGCAGCGGTCGCACACCGCAATTGCGATGTCAGAGTAACCTAGGGTGTCTAGAAAGATGGCCACGGGTCACCTTGTGTAAACGCTAATATTTGGCGCAAAGTAAATCGGCGACTTATCGCGCTCCTCCTCCTCGGCCCTTGCAAGGTACTTATTGGCCTGAGCGTCAAGGTACTGAACGCGCCCCATGTCCACGCCGGGCAGCTCTAAGCTCATCCTGTGAGCCAGCATCATTAGCACCGCCTCGTACCAGCGCTGCGGCACTTCCAGCTCGCCGTACAGGTCGCCCACGTCCATGATCTGGCGCGAGTACCAAATGGTCATTTGATAGAAGGCGTTTTGGGGCGTTGGCCACAGCACGATTTCGCTCTGAGGAATAGTGCGATTGAACCAAAACTGAAACGGCTGATTGGCGGTGAAATTTTTATTAGGCAGGTTGGTGTAGTCGTCGCGGTTTAGGCGAGACATGGTAATTTCTGTGCTGTTGTTGCCTAAGTACCATTCGCGCAGGTTCAGAGTAGTTCCGTTGTAGGCGCGAATACGATAGTAGGACACCGTTTGGCCATTCTCAATGTCGGTCCACACCCACTCGTTGTTGGTTACGGTAATTGCGCCAAGGTCCTGAAGCGTGCTCCAAGTAATTCCGTCGATGGAATATTCCAACGCAATTGACCAAGTGCCAGACGCCGCGGGCAGGAAGCCAATTGATCCAATAAAAATTGGGTTGGATGGTCCGTAATTAACGGAAATATTGCCGTTGGGTGAGGTCTGGGTGCAAATGGTGTTTACATTGCCGTCATAAACGTTTGCAACGGTTCCGCCAGCGGACGAGGTGTAGGCGCCATCTGGCCTGTTCATCCAACGATATAGGGCGTTTAGAACGTCATTTCCGCCAACGGGCAGCTGGTAAATTGCGCGATCAGGGGTAAAGCCGTAAACCTTCTTTTCAATGGCCCAGTACTGGATGCCAATGTTAATCAGGTCGGAGAGTAAGAAAAATAAGGATTCGCG